GATCTTCGAGTTGCGTATGACAAGTATCTTTCCGAGTACATGTTTAACAGATTTAGCTCTTATATTCTACATGACATAGTAGAAGGGCTGAAAGAAATGCAAGAGGAGGCTCAAGGTGAGTAAAGTGGAAATGAAAACCCTTGCCAAAGTTTTTATACAAATACAACGCGACAAGGAAGAGACGTGGCGAAAAGAGAACTACGGGTCACACAATACACATATGTACATTGCAGCCTTGCGGGAAGCTGGCTGGACCCACGAGTGCAACTCTTCTAAAGAGCATTATGAAGCTGACAGGCAACTACTTGCCAGTCTCGAGTCAGCGGACCTTCGCGCCGTGTATGACCAATATGTTTCCGATGTCATGTTTGACTTTTTTAATAGTCTTGTTGAAGAAATTAAAGAAGATTATCCATACCTGATATAATAGTTCAAAAGGAGAGGACTCTCATGGAATACACAATTACACTTACCGAGGAAGAGCTCGGACTTGTTCTTCTGGCGCTCGTGCCAAATCGCGAGCTACAACAAAAGATCAAGGATCAATCGTGGAAACAAAACAAGATTTCTGCGTAAGCTGCTCCGCTCAAAACTCAAAGGATCATGAGGAGATCTGGGCCGAGTCCCTCGCGGACTACGCCATTCTCCTTCGAGCTAAGGAGTTTGGGTATACGGATACCTTTGACAGGATTATCCGTGACTGGAGAACTCACGTTCTATCCGAGTGCAACCCACTCGCCCTGTCCTAACTGGTTTTACAGATTGGCCTAATCTGTATATAATAGACAAGCAAGTATGAGCAAGGCGCTCATGAAAAGACGAAAGGACACCATGACTGCGAAGACCAAATCTCCAGCTCGTGCCAAGCCTGGAACTCGCCTAGAGCAGCTTCCTCCCTTGGCTCGCGGAGTCAAACTTCCAAATGGTTACAAGCCAGCTTACTTCCGTAAGCGTAAGACCCTTGCGGTTTTACGTGCGGTAGATAGCTCGCACTACCTGATCTTCAACACCACCACCGGTGAGAAGATACAGGTCAACACAACAAAGGAAGCCTCACAAATTATGTCCGCAATCCGACGCGGAACAAAGAAGTTTCCTAAGATCAAGTAAGTAATGCCGCGGAGCTGGGATAAGGAGAAGTATCCCAGCTCCGTTTTACTTTTCCCAGAAAGTGTGATATAATTTATCCATGACAAAAGGACGTAAAGGTTACGGCAGACCAATTGCCATTGAAAAAACTTACCCAGTTTTGAACAACCAGGTTTTACCTGAAAAGGTTGAGTCTATTCTCAAATCATTCGACAACTGTCTTAGAGGACAGGAAGGTGACAAGCTTGTTCGAAACTCGTACATTACAGCGTTGCGGCAAGCTGGCTGGACACTACAGTCAATTGCGGACGCAACAGGAATAACTCGCGAGAGAGTTCGGCAGATTGAAACAAGTACAAGTCAGGAACTCGTAGAGCAAATCAGAATGTTTGCAAATGAATTTCCGGTTCCGCCTATTCCAACTGAAACTGTGATTGAATACAAGTATGAGGCATTCGAGCCTCATCCAAAAACTTTAGCTCGCCTAATCGAGCTTCAACCTCTTGCTCAACAGGTGCGCAGTCACTCCCCGAGATATCGTGCGGAGGCAGAAGAGTATGCGGCTCTTCTCTGGAAAGCTCACAATGATGAAAGCGTTACGCTTTATCACCTTGCAAAACTTCTTGGAGTTACGCACGGAGCTCTACGCTTTCGTCTCGTAAGATACGGTTACATGACACCTACAAAAGGTGGGAAGAGTAGGTCGTATCAGCGAATCATAAGAAAGAATCGAGTTCAAATATGAGTAACTTATACAACCTCGTAAATGTTTTTCAAGAAGATAAGTGGCTCGGTCAGTTCATGGATGAGAAGACTGCAAAGGAATGGATAGCAAAACAAAAGCTTGAAGGCTGCACCGTAACAAAGGATCGGCCATCAACAGCCGAGAGGAAGGCGTCATGACTCGCGTAAATCCAAACAGACTGCAAATTCTTGATCTTGACTTTCATCGCAATGGAGTTGCGGGTAAACCTTTTAAGGTTGCGCTCGTTGACGATGCAAATGAAGGAGACGTAAAGCTTGTCATCATGTTTGAGGAAGAAGGTTACACCGCCGTTCTCAGCGTTGATAAACTTCATGAGGACGAGGACATCACGTTCGCGTCTAACTCATGGCGCGGTGATGAATACGAAGTTGCTCTTCGCTCAGAGATGTGGGAAGAAAGTTCACCTTCCACAGACGACGAAGACGTGATATAATAGGTTCATAACAAAAAGACGAAAGGAAGATAATGAGCGTAGTAGCTACATTACTAAAAAATAAAGCTCCACAGTCAGCTTGGCTTGTGCGGGTAAAGGATCTTGCCTCAGGCGAGGAACGAGTCGCAGCTCACACAACGTTAGGTGCGGCAAAGAAGACTGCTGTCTTGTTTACAAACAGTCTGCTTGACATTGACAGAACTCGTTTACCTTGGGAACAGGACGAGGAACAAAAGGCTGATGGCGTTCAGTACCTTAGAGCTGAGGTTGATGCATGAGTAGCTTCACCGATGAGCGTAAGCCAGGTGGAGTTGAAGTTTTTCGCTACCGAGTGAGACTTAACGCTCGAAATACGAGCGATGAGACTCGGGACCTTGAGGTTATTAGCTCCAGCGAGACTGGAGCTATAGCCATAGCTCTAAAGCTTGCGGACGACCTGCATGGGAAAAGATTTTACCCTGGAGAGGTTACATTCCTGTCAAAAGTATGATATAATAGTACCTAACGATGAAAGGAAGGTGCTATATGGACACAAGGACAATTTTAGACCTGATTTCTTCAGGATCTCTTGATGCGGACCTTGCCAAGATTGGCGAGGCGATAAACGACCGAGTTAAGGCATCTCGTAAGGGAAGAAGCGTCTCAGACTACGAGATTGGTCAAAGAGTTAAGTTCAACGAGAGTACTGCCACGCGGTACATGGTTGGGCAATATGCCACCATCATCTCAAAGAACCGCACAAAGGTTGTGGTTCGACTTGAGACACCGATGGGAAGATTTGCTAAATATCTTCCTAATGGCGAGGTTCAATCCGCCAGTGTGACAGTTCCACTTGCTATAATTGACCCTGCGTAATTAGACGTTACCCTCTCGCCTGGGATACATTTGTCCCAGGCGACTTGGGATTTTTACGGGAGGGTCATGACTACACTTGCCGCGATACAAGGAAACGGCTGGTGTGTTATTGGCTGTGACTCAAGAGCTACCGAGGATTCAGGACGATACATCACGATGGCAACTCAAAAGGTTGTCGAAAATGGTCCGTACCTGATTGCGGGAGCTGGAGCAAGTCGCGGATCAAACATCTTGCAGTTTGGCTGGACTCCACCAAAACCACCGAACAACTCAGACAACCTCGATGCCTTCATGACTAAGAAATTCATCCCGGAGATGCGGCGAGCTTTTATTGAAGCTGGCTATGACATGAAGGAGGACGGAGACTCTGCAACTCACGACTCGATGTTTCTTGTTGCTGTTCGAGGAGTTATATATCCAATATTCGAGGACTACTCCTGGGACAGAGACGTAAGTAACATCTATTACGGAGGTTCAGGCGGAAGCGTAGCTTTAGGAGCTCTTGAGATTCTTGGCACTGCCAAAAGCTTAAAGCAAGCTGAGGACAATGTCAAGAAAGCAATTGCCGCTGCAATTAAGTGGGACGTTTACTCTGCGGGACCTATCGTCGTAAAGTCTCAGAAAGTTTTGCGGACGTAGCGCAGTTGGTAGCGCGGAACCTTGCCAAGGTTCAGGTCGCGGGTTCGACCCCCGTCGTCCGCTCTGTGGTTTGGAGTTGTTTACAAACCTGATATAATAGACCCGTGGGAACCCTAACAAGTGGTTGCTAGGGTTCCTACCTAAAGACGAAAGGATGTAACATGGCAGTATTTGAGATAGAGGAATCGGGTGTTGCGCCGCAACATGAGATCGACTGGGACTTCCCCCTGTGGAGTGAGATCCTTTCAGGACTTTGGCTTGGTGGAACAGATGACTTCGATACCATCGAGTACGAGGTCAATGCCTGGGGTCAACGTGAAATCACAAAGGAACACTTTGATTTGGTCGTAACACTTTACGCCTGGGCAAGACCAGTGGACTGGTTTGCCGAGGAAATTCGTTACGGTTTTTACGACGATGAATCGCACTCGTTCGATGAGGCTTCACTTATGCGTGTTGCAAAATACGCACACAAACAGTGGAAATCTGGCAAGAAGGTTCTTGTTCGTTGTCAAGCTGGTATCAACAGATCTGGTTTGACGATGGGACTCGTTCTAATGCTTGAAGGCTATACGGCTGAGCAAGCTATCGAGATGATGCGGACAAAGCGTTCGAATGCCGTCTTGATAAACAAGAGCTTTGAAAAGTATCTAAAGGAGCTAAAGCTGAATGACTAAGTTGCACATCGCATATGACGACGTGTATCTTGATTGGAAGCTTGGTAGCTCGGATTTTTCACATCCAACCAATCCTGTGCGTGCAAAATACGCTACGGAGTTGCTCCAACAAGATTACGACGTACAAATCGTAAAACCAAACGCAAGCTCGATAGATCGGTCGCGCCTCGAGTCCATACACAGCCCTGTGTATGTATCAAAGGTGTTGGACGCAGGTCATTGCGGCGAGTGGAGACCAGATAACACACACCTAGGCCAGGTTGCCTTGGAGATGTTTGCTGGAACCACGCGGTTAGTCGAGGCGATGGCTGTTGGCGACATTAAGGTTGGCTTTAATCCTCAGGGAGCTAAGCACCACGCTCAATATGACCATAGCTCTGGATTTTGCGTGTTCAACGACATGGCTTGGGCTGCAAAGACATTTAACGCTCGAGGTATGCGGGTTATGTACATCGACTGGGATGCACATCACGGTGATGGCGTTGAGAACTTGCTCGCAAGCGAGCGAGACATCGTCACATGCTCGATTCACGATTCCGTAATCTTTCCAGGTACGGGTCTTGATGGGCATAAGCCAAGTTTCGGTATCTACAACTGGGCATTGGACCCAGGAGCTGATGACACGGAATTTATAGCTGCGGTCGAGCAGATCAGCGAGCTTTCCGACAAGATAAGACCAGATGTAATTCTGCTGGCGACCGGAGCTGATGCTCATATATCAGATCCGTTGTCAACGCTTAACTTCGATTACCCAGGATACGAGCATGCGGCTAGGCTAGTTGGCCAGATGGCCGTAGCTCATACCCAGGGCCGAGTTCTTATCGGAGGAGCTGGTGGGTACCAACCGTTTGACCATACTCCTCAAATTTGGAGTAAGGTTGTGGGTAAGATCTATGACGAGGTACGGCTCTTCAGCTGGGCATGATATAATATCTACTAACCAGCCAGGGTTCATTCATTTCCTGCGGCTGGTGGTCTCCTCAAGAGTGCTCCACACTCCTGGGTTGTAGACACCTTTCTGGCGAGGCCAGGCGGCTCCATCTCCGCCTGGCCTTCTTGATTTTTCGGGATCTTCCTGATATAATAGTACCAGTTCACCAGAAAGGAACTAAAATGACGACACTAATCGGACCCTCAGAGAAGCAGGTTGATTTTATCCTTGGCCTTCTCAAGGAACGCGAGATCGAGGCTGGCGAAGCCGATGAGCTCCGTGAGAAACTTCCAATGCTCAACAAGCGTGAGGCATCAGACCTAATTGAAAAATTGCTAAAGCTTCCAAAGCTTCCAAAGACTGCACGCGTCAACCCAACACAGGTTCACCTTGCGGTACTTCAAAAATCCAAGTACGCGGTGCCTGTTTCAGACTTAGAGCACCTTGACCTTGACTTCGAGGTCCATGGAGACCTTCTTTTCGTAGAGGTGCGTGAGTTTATGGGTACCCTATACATGCGCCGTCTCACAGGGAGTCTCGGTGGGTTTACACGCCATAAGCTTTCTGTTCAGGATGTAATTGACCTCGTGGGGGTCATCCGATCCAACCAATACGGGTATGCCAAGCTCTTTGGCCAGCACTATTCCTGCTGCGGGTCCTGTGGAGCCGAGCTCACCGATCCAACCAGCCGTAGCCTTCAGTTGGGGCCTGAATGTCGCAAGAAGTTCGGGTTTTAGGACCTTCCTGATATAATTATCCCAAGCCCAGGAACCTGGGGAACGACGAAAGGACCCAAAATGATACTCGACATCTTCGAAACCGTAGGTGACTTCTTCGCAGATATGTTTGACGCAGTTGCAGACGCTTTCAGCGCTGTCACCGATTGGATGAACGATAACTTGGCAGATGGACCTTGGGCAGCATTGCTCACGGTTGTCGTAATCACAATCATAGGAATTGCAGTACTGTAAGGAAACTCCTTACATAAAAGACGAAAGGATCTTCTCCATGCAATCAGTAAAAGAAATTCGTAGACGCGGCTTTCAATACCGTCGCATCTCCTTCGCACTTAAAGTTATCTCTGGTCTTTGGGCATTGGCAATGCTTGCCTTGGGTATCGGAGGAACATGGATTCATTTTCTTGCAGCAATGACTGGGTTAATTGCATTCTGCATTCCAGCGATTCTTATCGCATCTACCTACGACCACATGGCGGAAAAGCAGTTCATGAAGGCTGCGGCAACGCCAATCCTTGGAGTAGTTCACCCTCAACTGTAGTTTACAAGTAGAGGGAAAAGGATTATAGTTTTTCCTAAGGACGAATACGGAGGACCAATGACCCAGGGCACTGTTCAAAAAGAACAGATCTATGTCTATGACACCTGTTCCTTGTGTGGTGACGCAAACGTACTCGTCTACCTAATTGATGATAAGCTGGTGTGTGCTTCTGACTATCGTGAGATAACATACACTCGCAAGAAAATTCAGCGCTGCGATGTATGCGGCGCAGAGAATGCAGTGAGAGATCCAGCACATCGTAAAAATGAATACCTCTGCTGGGACTGTCACCAAAAGAATGGATTTGTAATTCGCAACTCAGTAGTGAAACGTGCAATAGCTGCAATCAACAACTCGGTCCTCGTCAAGAAGACTCGTTGTGCGGCAGCAGGATACGGCACAGACTGTGACTTCAACGTGAAGCCACGATCTGCATGGGGAGGAAAGATGCTTTGCAATACGCATGGTAAGACTCCGCCCAAGAAGGAAAAGAAGAAGAAATCTTGAGCAGTAATAAAAAGCTGCTCGACGAAGCTCGTGATCTGATATATCGCTCACGAGCTTCACTCGCATCACTCGAACCAGAAACCAAAACGAGAAAAGGAAAGCAAATGACAACAGCGTCACCGCAACAGGCAGCAGCCCTCTATACAGCTGGCAAGTCCGTAGTCGAGGTAGCTCAGGAACTAGGCATTACCTATGGTAAGGCTCGTAAGCTCATCTCTGATTCAGGGACCCCGATTCGTAACACCTCGGATCGTCTCAAGGGCAAGACCCGTAAGAGCAAGTAAAGCCTGTGCTTCGTAACCTCGTTTGGCCAGCCGTGGTATCAGCCGCCAGCTCCGTGCTAGCGGTTCTTACCGCGCTCGTGGACCCATCTAAGGGTACCTTGGTCCTAGCCCTAGGGCTAACCTCGGTAGCCATGGCATGCCTGTCCCAGAGGGCCTAGAGTCTAATCAGCCAGGGGGTTTACAAGACCCCCTGGATGATGATATAATAGACCCAACAGAGGAGGTGGTGATAGTGCCACTATACGGAATAGTACATGACAGCCCTCTCATTACTGCTGCGCAAAAAGGCTTTCGTAGGCTAAAAAGGCACGAGGCTAGGGCAATGCAGGACGGAACCCCCGTCACAGACATGATAGCCCCGTTTCTACTTAAGATAGAAGCTGCAATGCGGGAAAATGAAAAGAAAAAGAAAAAGAAAAAGAAATAGTTCATTACACGGCTAAGTTCTTCCCTAGCCTGTGTTATAGTATTCCAGTAAACATACGGAGAGACGGAGGTACGCTCATTTCATTTACGTCCCTTCTTATCTCCAACCCTGTGCAAGTGGTAGAGGACAGACGCAAGTCTGAGAAGTTGCAGGGTAGCAAGAAGCTCAGTGCGGTGGCTGCATTGGGTTGTCCCATCCCTAACCTAAGAAGGAGGCGAACTAGCGTTGCAACATCTGACATTACGTGGAATAGCAATGACGTCCGTAGCCTATATAACGGCACTAACAATCGGTATCTTCGCGGTGACGACACTCTCGTCAAATGCGGTGGCACCATACAAAGCAACACCAATACCAGCTCATAAGCACGAGCTTATAGCATACGTAGAGAATAACCCTCTTGAGAAATTCAAGGGAGTTAGGAAGCTTGCACAGGACGATCTTGTAGACGTTCTACGTGCGGTAGGCTTCAAAGGCCAAGGCCTTAAGCTGGCCTGGGCTGTAGCTATGCGGGAGAGTAACGGAAGACCAATAGCACACAACGATACAGTATCTACTGGCGACAACTCCTATGGTATGTTTCAGATCAACATGTTTGGAAGCCTAGGACCAGACCGTCGCGAGAAGTTTGGCCTTGCGGCTAACTCAGATCTGTTCGATCCTGTCACCAACGCCAAGGTTGCATTCCACATGACAAAGGGTGGAGTTGACTGGGGCGCATGGGGACTAGGACCAAATGCCTACGATGGCACTGCGGCTGAGCCTTCTATAACCAAGTGGCTACCGCTATTTCCTAAGTCATAACCTTGCGGTAAGGATACTATACAACCATGAGCGAAGACAACATCCTACCTATCGAGCCAGTTGAGACTGAGCCAGCTCCTATCCTTGCGGTAGAGCCTGAACCAGCTCCTGCTCCTGTGATTGAACCAGAGCCAGAGTTACTACCTGAACCAGAGCCTGTAGCTGTAGTTGAGCCAGAGCCTGCGGTTGCGGTAGAACCTGTACCTGAACCTAAACCATCTAAGCCAAAGGCATCAACGCGCGCTGCTGTAAGTGGTGGTGATAAGGACGATGTGTTCCTCGCAAACTGTGTGTACAAGAACGTGTATGCTCGCAAGAGCCTAACCGTCCATCATGTACAACGTCGCCTCGTTGAGCTTGGCTACAACGAAGCATACGCAGATCGTGATGGCTGGCTAGGTGATCTTACTAAAGCTGCTATAGTTAAGTTCCAAGGTGACAAGGGTCTTAACGCAACTGGCAGCATGGACGCTGATACTTTCACCAAGTTGTTTGATGGTGATGACAACGTCAACGTAGTTCTATAAGTTACTCGTCAGTAACTTAGCTTTAGGCTAGCATCTCAAAGGTGCTAGCCTAAAATTTTTTCCAAACACAAATCTTATGTCACATCATAATACTTCCTACAAAAATTTTTCTTAAGACTTTTTGCAAAGGCAATGCCTGTCCTTTCTTACAAAAAAGTAAAAATCTGCCGAGATGACAAAAAATGTTGGAGACACTTTTCGCTTTTTCTCCCGTAATACAGGTCGCTCTCTCACGCCCAAGGCACCTAGCCTTAAGGTACTGCATCTGCGTTTTTGTACACAAATCATTAAGCGCAGTTTTAATGTACTATTTGTACATGGGTAAGAGCCTAGCCGAGCACGTAGCACTTCTTGCACCCGAGGAGCGCGACGCAATCCTTCAAGGGTTAGATCAAGAGGTCCTGCCTTGGGACTGGAGTTTCTGGGGTCGTCCCGAGCAACAGGCACCCGTAGGAGACGACTGGAACATCTGGCTTGTACTCGCAGGTCGCGGTTTTGGAAAAACACGACTTGCCGCGGAGTGGGTAAGAGAACAAGCAAGGTACACAAATAAAGGACAACTTCGCTTTGCGCTCGTTGCGCGTACCGCCGCTGACGTTCGTGACGTTATCGTAGAAGGCGAGTCGGGAATCATCAATGTTTCCCCTCACTCAGAGCGTCCACACTACGAGCCATCAAAACGTCGCCTTACCTGGCCCAACGGAAACACCGCGACCCTCTTTACGGCAGACGAGCCTGACTCCCTTCGCGGTCCTCAATTCACGCACGCATGGGGTGACGAGGTTGCCGCCTGGCGTCAAACTCCCGACGCGGCTGGTATGACTGCGTTTGACAACTTACGTGTTGGCACACGTCTTGGAATGAAACCAAAGATTCTTGTAACAACGACACCCAAGCGCGTTCCACTTTTATATCAGCTTATAAATGAAAGTAAAAAGAATCCAGACAAGGTAATCATTACCAAAGGCTCAACCATGGATAACCGTGGTAACCTATCGGAGTCCTATATAAGCGCAATCCTAGGTGTTTATGAGGGAACCCGTTTAGCGCAACAGGAACTTTACGGTGAGATGCTCTCGGACGTCGAAGGTGCGCTCTGGACTATCGAGCTTATTGACAAAGGTCGTGAAACTCAACTTCCCATCAACACTCCTTTACGCGTAATTGGCGTTGACCCGTCGGTCGCGGAGAATCCTCGCGACGAGTGTGGCATCATCGTGTGCGCCGCAACCGGCGAGCGCGATTTATATAAGCGTACCTCGTGGGTATTAGAGGACGCAACCGTTCACGGGTCTCCCGAGGTGTGGGCAAACAAGGTTGTGCAGATGGCACGCAAGTGGGGGTGCCCAGTTGTAGCCGAGGTAAACCAAGGTGGAGCTCTCGTTAAAAACGCCATCAACATTATTGATCCAAACGTAAAGGTACTTGAGGTTCACTCCAAGCACGGCAAGGCATTACGCGCAGAGCCAGTAACCCTTGCCTACGAGCAGTCCCGCGTTCATCACATTAACTACCTTCCCGAGCTTGAAAGTCAGATGACCGCCTGGATTCCTGGTGAAACGTCAAAGTCTCCCGACCGCGTTGACGCTCTCGTTCACGCATTAACCGCGCTCCTAATTAAGCCTCCCGCAGGTTTCCTCGGCGGACACATCAAGGCAAGATCACTTGCACACCGCAAGATCCCTTCCTTCCGCGGAGGAAAAGGAAGAGGTAACGGAGGATTTCGTGTACGATAAAGTACAAAACACCGAGCAGTTTGTACACGCTTTGACGAGCGCGTGTTAAGGTAACTCCATGGCCG